ACGTAGTAGTTCTATCATGTCATTGACATTACCAACGAGCGTATCACGAAATACTTTCTTGTCCTCTTTACTGCCATAGTCTAGGCGCTCAGACATATTTGTCAGTGCCTTGTGCAAACGTGTCCACACGTCATTCATAGCTGTGTTGTATTGTGTGGAGTAGAAGTCCTCATACTTCTGTTTGATTTCGAGTAGTGCCTCATTACCCACATCGACACGGAAGTCACCGACATCTGGCAATGGCATGTAGTTCATACGGAAAGCAAACTTACTGTCGAGTGTTTCAATCAAGGGATAGTCGTCACGCGAGAACAACGAGCCGAGCTTTAGCTGTACGTTTATTACTTCGTCGTTGTACGAGTTTAGAAACTTAGTCTTGAGTGCTTCAAACTCATTCTGCATTTGAGACATAGCTTCGCTGTAGTTGAAGTATTGCGCTGTAGGTAACAGACGTAGCCCAGAGTTAGACCAAGGCATCGTCATGTTCGAGTGCATGTTGCGAGCCGCGGTGACGTGTGTCTGTATTGCTTTGAGTGTGTCAGAGTTAGCGAGTAACTTCTTGATCACGTTAGCAACCTCTTTATCGGCGTGGTTCGCGGAAGCGACATCAGCGGAAGCCCGCTTGTCTTTCTTTCGACCTGCCCATGTAGAGATGTTGACTTCTACGAGCATTGCAGATGATCCAAGTGTCGGTGCATCTGTTGGTAGTGGTTCACTACTCGCGGCGGCTAGTTGGTGTACGTTGTTCATAATGTCCTCCTTTAGAACGGTCTTAGTTTTGGCATTGGGCTTGTCATTGTTGTTGAAGCCTCTGCGGTTTCTAGGCATTGAGCCATACTGTCAGGATAGTGCACGAATATAGTCGGATAGAAGTCGTCCATCACATCGCCGCATATTTCCATCGAAGGTAACAGGATACTTGAAATCATAGGTTCGACATCGTCAGACCCTGCGTGATACGTCAGTAGTAATACTGTCCAGAATTTCATCATGACGAATACTTGTTTAGACCTTTGAGGTCTTTTGGATTGGTGACAAGTGTCGCGCCTTGCTTGTGCGCGATAGGTGCGATACACCAACCTGCGCGTTGCTTAGTCGCTTGGTATTCGCCGCAATCTAGGCAGAAGTTGTAACCCAGTTGTTTTCGGCGTTGTGAGTAAGGTTGCTCGCATGACATGCAGTAGGCTTTGATAGGCATGATAATCTCCGTTCGTTTGATTGATTAGTTTTGATTAGTAATTAGTTGGTAGTAATTAGTTGGTAGTAATTAGTAGTGAGACACTACACTAGGTAGCGATGCCCGAAGAGCTGGGACGTTAGTCATAACACCAGAACATATACCAATATAACATGATAACTATGTAATGTCAAGTTTTTCAGAGTGTTTTGTTGTGTCAAGTACTACAGGATATCGTCAGGTATTGCAAGGTTGTATGAGGTAGTGAGACACTACTGGGTTAAAAGGTAATGTTCCGTGCTAAGTTATTGATATGATTACAATGTTCCAAAGGTGGTTTGTAATGTTCCATTTGGTGTGTCTGTAAGTGCTTGAAATCATTGGAATGTTCCAATGTTCCAAATGTTCCGTTAATTTTTGGGGTGTAGGCAAATTGTGTGAGGGGTTGGTATCGCATTATAGAGGGGGTCGCGTACGTAGATGTATATTTTTTATATGGAACATTAGGAACATTAGGAACATTGTAATAAAATCAATGACTTATTTTTGCTTACTTTGGAACTTCTTGTGGAACATTAGGAACATTATAGTGGAACATTATAAAAATAAGGCATCTGCGTACATATTGCTCTGCGAAGCTACTTAGAGAACTGGCGTCGACGTGTAGTGAGTCACTACCTTACTTACTGGGTAGTAAACGTACCTGTACATAAACATACGAGAAGATGTACACACGAAGTACACATGATCCGCGAAGCTATTCAGAGAACTGGCTTCTTTGTGTAGTGAGTCACTACTTGTTTTGATAAAGCGGATAACGAGGCCGATTGCTCTGCGACGCGAAGCTATTCAGAGAACTGGTATAATTGTGTGGTGTAACACATACAGAAATCTAGGCACAAAAAAAGCCCCGAACCTTTCGGCTCGGGGCGTGTGGTTATCGCTTTACTAAAGTAAAGGCCGCTTGGCGTGGAAATGTTTCTGTGTGTTGTTTTATCAATTCCCGTTTCTTTAGTAGATAGTCTATATCATGCGTGTTCATATTTTTGCGCATGTAACCGATCGCTCGATCAAACTTATCATCTGGCCATGTTGCGATGATATCTAAGGCCGCTTGAAATATATGTTGCATTGTTCTTTCCTGTATATGTGGGCGGCCAAGGCCGCCCAGTTTAGTTTAGCCGATAGTCTTGACTAGGTTTTTCAATCCAGTTGTTAGATCATCAAGATCAATCGAACATTCAAAAGCGTCTGCTTTTTGTATTCTTTTGAGTGCATCAGTTAGTAACTCACGAACCTTCTGCTCTGGCGTTACAGTCCTAGCATCTGCCCCTTGCTTACCACTTGCAATGTCAGCCGCGATATCTTCACGAAGCTTCAGTTGCTTTTTGATATCCGCGATAACTGCATTTGCTTGGCGCATCCAGTAAGCTCTGGGTTGGCCGTTAACAGTCTTATCACCGGCCGCTTTGGCAGATAACTGCATCATAGCTTGCGCCGTTTTTGGAAAACCTGAATTGATAGTCTCTTTCAAGAATGTCCAAGTCTCATCGCTTGCTTCGCTACCCTCCGATTTTGGGCTGATACAATGTGCGCTAGTCCAACCGGCGCTTCTCAATATGTCGGTGCGCTTAGTTCTAGCGAGATCAGTCTTAACTGTAGTTGACGCCCAATCACGAACTGCGATTTCGATTTCATTATTAATGGTTACAATTTTAGTCATAGTATATTCCTTTCAAGAATATTTATCGTAGCGACACACCATGTCTCGCTTTTGATAACACCAGTATACTTGTATTGGTGTGTTGTGTCACAGTATCAGGGTATAAAAAGTAGTGACTCACTACCCCCACCTACCCCCCACCCCCCGAACTACCCGCGTGTGTCGCAACTCTTATAATACTATTATGTACAAATATTTTACGTTTTTCCAAAAACGAATCTGACCCCACAAAACATCGTCACGGGTATCAAAACAGACCCCCCTACCTAGCGTTTTCGGCGCGCTAAGTGACCCCACCCCCTCGTATATAGAAACGTCTCCTATCAAACTGGATTGAAATGCTGTAAAATTTTTTGTATAGTTGCACAAACGAGGGCTAAAAATGACTATACATATTGAACCTGAGCGCGGAGTACCGACCCGCAAAGCTCCGGACATGAAAGACCTTGCAACCAAAACGTCCGCAGCTGCGAAGACGGTAGAGTACCTGCATGCTAACGGGTTAGAGGTCAAAGCAACCAGCGAAGACAAGGATACTGCGGCGGCTTTAGCTGTATCTTATGCTGAAAACCCTCACAAAACATCCAAAGTTGCAACGCCGAAACGAGTGGCCCAGTTGACACCCGCGACTTTATTGCTGACAGACAGAATCCTGAAGGACTTTGGGCACTCTGTGGTAAAAAGTGCGACGCAGGTACGCCACCTAGTTACAAATAAACTGATAGAAGAGACCGAAAACCCTGATCCGCGGATACGAATACGTGCGTTGGAGCTGTTGGGTAAGGTCTCAGACGTTGGGTTATTCGCTGAGAAGTCTGAAGTGACTATAACACACAAGACATCGGACGATCAGAAGGACAAATTACGAGAAAAGCTGTATCGACTGGTAAATCATGAAGAGATTGAGGATGCGAACACAATAAATGGGGATGTTATCGACGTAGATAAGGAGCTAGGGCTCGATGTCTGACAATTTAGCTAGTTTAGCTAAAGATATGGACTTCTCGCCGGAGGATGTTCAGAACATACTGGACAATCTGGACTCGTTTAGCCCTGAAGAGCTGGTCGAAATAGACTCAATCGTGGGGGAATTGTCCTCACGGCAGACAAATAAGGCCGCGCACGACGATCTGATAGAGTTTTGCAAGCGGATGCAGCCAGATTACAAGGTTGGAAGGCATCATAGAATCCTTGCGGATATGCTTATGGACGTTGAACGTGGGCCGACAGCTAAGGATGGTAAGGACCGGGTGTGCGTAAACATACCCCCGCGTCATGGTAAGTCGCAGCTCGTGTCGATATTCTACCCTGCTTGGTTTTTAGG